GCCGCTGCGCCGCAGAAAGTGAATTTTACATCCGTGTCGCCTTCACGACACCGCGGACGAGTCCAATTCCGCGCTGGCACGCCGTTGCCTGGGACACTCGTCAAGGAAATGCGCATTCTACCGTTAGGCGCCACCCGTGAAGCACGTCGCAAAAACGCAGCTTACCGGTATAACGCTGAACACGAGCGCGTATACTTATTCCCTCGCAAACGTTTCGACTGGGATGAACAAACCGAAGATGACCCAACCGGGTTGTTTCTCGATTATGATCAGTTCGGGTTCCCGTTCCTTCCAACCGACAAGTACGTTGAGTGGGACCCTGAAGACGACACATCCTACGAAGATTGGGATGACCGCAAGTTGCGTAAAGTTGCGCAAGATCTCAACAAGTACCGTACCACCGATGGTAAAGCTGGTGCTTACCACGAAGTTCCCGACTTCTTCAGCGAAGACGTTTACTACCCAGAGCGTGATGCTCTCGATGATGACGACTGGGAAGACTTGAACGACTACTCCGCCGGCCTCAAACGCACGTATTCAAAGCGTGTCAAGAAGTTCGCGAAGAAGTGCGAAGAAGAGGATAGACTACGTGAACCGTACTTAGTTACTACTGAACCCGAGCGCGAAGCGCTCGCAGTCACGACCGTGAAGGTCCACGTTCCTCCTCCAAACGTTGTTCAGGTAGATCGTAAGACACCCGTTGAAACGCCCGCCCAAGTGTCAATGGAGCAGTTCGTACACGAAGCTCAGTTGCAGTTCAAGACCGTTGAAACCAAATTCCCCAGTCACGTGATTCGCCGCAAAGGTGTTCACGTTGCCTCGGTGGTTTGCTTAGCCAACGGTGTTGTGTTGAATAAACACGTATGGGACGAGGTTGTAAAAGACGTCGACCAGTACGAAGTCGGCTCAAAAGACGCTCCAATTAAGTTTATTCCAGGTATGAAGTCCGTTCGGTTATCAGACGACTTAGTGTTCTTGCCATACGTTTTACCCACGTTGGCTCAAGTTTCACTGAGGTCGTTGGCCGTACCGTCACTCGACAAGCCGTGTGGGTTGTATTCGACTCAACATCGCACGTTCTCGCAAGGCAAAGTGCTTCAAATCACCAATGACCTTGCCACGTACGATTGTTCCTCGACTCCGGGCGATTGTGGCACTCCTGTCTCACAAGAGACCAAGCTAGTTGGCATACACTGCGCTGCAGTGGATCACCAAGCTAACGCTTTCTGCCCATTCACAGACCAAATTCTTGAGTTTTTTCGGACCCATGCTAAAGGAAAACAGAAATCTCCTGAAATTGCAACTAAAGGAGTGTCCTACGTTCGGACCATTCAACAGGTTAGTACTGCCGGTACCTCCGCCGCTGCAACCCGCGCTGACAACAGGCGGGTTGCCGTTGCCTCGAAGTAAGCTCTGCCGCATAAGCGGCACCACTGACTGCGTCGGTTATGGACCGGCGCCTTTAGACGCAGTCAGTTTGTGGCGTGGGGTTGGAAAATTTATACACCCGCAACACGCCGTACCCGCCGGATTCGTACCATACGTTTTCGAGGTGCTTGACTTGATGTTTCCTACTCTCGCCCTACACAGTGCGTTGATGTCAAGCGAAGACGCCGCAGCAAAAGCTAGTGATCCCGATCATGGGACCCGTGCTGCTGGCGCACCGTGGTGCTTCCTAGGGTGCTCTACTAAGAAAGAAGCAATTGCTCGGTATGGCTGTGGGCTTTTCGGTCCCAGCGTACTCAATGCAACTCTCAAAGATGAGATCCGTCCTAAAGGAAAAGACGCCCGGTTATTCCGACCAGTATCTGTTCATGACTACATTCGTGGTCTCTGCCTGTTTAATTCACAGAATGAGTACATCGCCAACCAAATTTTCACATCTCCAGTGTTCGTGAAATACGTTACACCTGGACGTGATCTAACTTTGTTGTACACCATGCTTAAAGAGCATGGTGGCGACCTCTACGATGCAGATTCCACACAATGGGATGCTCGATTCCCACTGGTCGTTGCCGAAATTATCGCCACGTGGCGATCCCGATTCCTACCACAAGACGCGGTTATTGACTATTACAGCGACATGTTTGCAGGCTTCACCTTAGTCGGTGGACACCTGTTTCGTCTTGCTGGTCAACCATCCGGTCAGGTCAACACCACAATTGACAACTCACTCGCCAATATCGTTTTGATGGCCCTTCATGCATACAACTGCAGAATGGAGGTCTCCGAATTTCTTAGCGATGTGCTGTTCTTCGTTTGTGGTGATGACTTGGTGTGGAGTGATCGAAGCGGTTTGTTTACCCCAAAGACCGTGGCCGACACTTATGTGTCTGTTGGTTGTTACCTTGAATTCTCGTCCCTGGAGCCTCGCCCGCTCAACGGACTGAACTTCGTCGGTACTCACTGCTTGTATGATGGCTCTATTCGCTACTGCTACAACGTGACAAAACTCACCGCATCTGCTGGTTACAGCAAGCGCGGTAGGCCTGGTCACGAGCAGTTGGCAAAATTAATCAGCCTCTACACGCTGGTGTTCAACGACCCAGACTCTGAAGCAGTGCGACAAATCGCACTCAGGTTTCTCGACCAAAATCCCCAGATTAACCCTGCGCACCCCGAGGTGCGTAGTCTGTTAATGTTCCTATTCGACCCAAGTCGAGTGCGCAACCTCTACGATCGCAACGAGTCGGGCGGCCCCGAAAGGCCGTTCCGGCTTTTGTGTTAACGTGGTTCATTTTTCCACGCAGCAGCCACGGTCAAAGCTAAGTGTCACAACCGTTTAAATGTTATGGCTGCTATTGCTACTAGTGCGCTTGTTAAGAGGATGTCGCAGGACCCGCAAGTCCGAGCCGTTGCTCGGCAGCTCGCTGGAGCGAGTGTGAGGGCTTTGGGACAGAGTCGACGCCGCCGCGCCAATCGCGGCAAATACTACGTTGGTAAGCGAGTCGGTATTCCACCGAATCGTGTTCGATCGCAGCAAATGCCTGCTGCTGTCAACGTAAAGTCGCAGGGTGGTGCGAAAAACACTTATAACGTCACAAAACGTGAAAAGTGTCATTACGACATCAACTGCGAAGGTGGCTCCAACGGGGCATTGTACAACAACGGAATTTTTCCAAATGCCGTTGACATGTTCCCGCTGCTCCACGATATTGCTCGTTCGTACACGAGCTACCGGTTTAACAGGCTGCGGTTTTCGTATCAACCAAGAGCCCCAACCGATGAAAAAGGAATGGTTTACATGGGTTTCGATCCCCAGGCACACAGTTCCGATTCTGACTGGCCTAATGTGTCGACGGTGGCATCACTGCCCCGCCACGCTGAAGGCTCAATTCGTGGCACGGTGTCTTTGGACATTCCGTGCGACAAAAAGGTCAGGTACCTAACCGTGCCCCAGGATACAGCCCACGATCCGTTGAACTATTACCTTGGACACTTCGTGATGATGGTGCAAGGCGACAACATAACCGACGTCGGCGACCTATTCGCTGATTACTCGATAACGTTGGAAAACGCCAAGCTGGACAACGAGACTAATCTCGCCATTATCAATCCGATGGCCGGTTCTGCAACCGGTATGTTGTACAATGGGCACCACCTAGTGTCCTATGTTGGAGCTGACGTTGGTCAGTTAACCGTCAAACTCCACTCCGTCCGACCCCTGTTCATTCATGGATTCATTTACGGTGGGGCTAGTGTCGACATAGACCTCACGTGCGACGGTGTCGCCGTGAGTTCTCTGCAGATACACACCTTGACCGCTACTGGCCACAAACGGTTCACTGCCTATCTTGGCGTTCCGAATGCGTCGTCCGAGTATGAGTTCACGATCACCGACGGAAACAACTCCAGAGTGTTCATCTCTCCGCTCCCCGAAGCCTTTGCAAATCAGCTAGCGTCGTAAGCTGAGCGAGCGTTGGAAGAGACCCCGATCCAGGCCCCACAATCTTTCCCACTACGGTGGGTTTTCTGATTGGCT